CATGTTTTCCCTCCTTCCGTCCAACCTTATCACACAAGTCCTTATTGTGGGCATGGCAGTTTGTGTTGCCATGCTCATGAATGAGCTGTTGAGATGGTGGATTCGACTTCGGACTCTGTCCCCAGTCGCGGAAAGGGCTGCTGCTGAGCTTGTGAGCAGCGCCCAGAGGATGGAGATGGATGCCCCTGAGGATGCGGTAAGTTCTGCCGAGTTGGCGCAGATATATGCCGATCATCATTCTCTAAACATCCCTCTACTGTTGCAAGATGCTGGAGCTGCCCCGGAAGTACGGGTAGATCTAGCTAGATTGCACAGGACCATCCGGAGGCGCTCTAGGGCTAGGATAGTTACTAGAGCAATCATGGAGATTAGTGCTAAGGTTGGGCGACTATCCAAGTCGCAGGCCAATGCACTAATAGTAGGACGCGAGTTTAGGAAGTGGGCAGGTCCTGATGGGTTAGATATGAGGCCAACACACATAACGGCATTAGGGCCACTTGTGGAGGCTTTATTTTTCGTACCCAATGATGGGCAAATAGTGGCTTCTCAAGTTGAGAGGTCCCTAGCTTACGACCTTGCGTCCAGGTCCCTGCAACAGATCAGCTGGAAGGCTGTTCTGTACCGGTACATTCCCCTGCTGGCCCCTCCTCCAGCTGAACCCTTTGAATAGGGCTGCCCCGTCATAATGCATGGTATTGACACTCAGGTTTTCACGCCTGTGTTGCCGGGACTAACCGTGCGATCTGTGATGGGGAGGAAATCTCCGTTGAGAACCCACATTGTGGTCCAGGGTATTAACCCTGGGCTTAGTGTGGTGTCTCATAATAACTCAATAAAGAACCTCACCCGAGGCGTTGCCGAACGCGTCCTATTTAGGAAGGGTGAGGATGGGGTGTACAGACGGGCACCCCAACCCGCTGTTGGTTTGTTTGGAGCTCGACTTGGAGCGTTTCGCACTCTTTTGTTAAGGCGATTGCCATCGACCACCCCTGTTGCCATGGAAGAAGTTCCTGGAATGTACACGGGTCGCAAGCGTCGTCTTTATCAGGAGGCTGTAGACTCTCTCCAACTGCTCCCCATTACGGGTAGGGATGCAGAAGTTCGCGTTTTCGTCAAACGTGAAAAGATCGAGATGCCCAGCGGGAGAGACAAAGCGCCTAGGATAATATCACCTAGGTCAGTCCGTTATAACGTAGTGTTAGGTAGGTATTTGAAGCCAGCAGAAAAGCTGCTGTTTATAGGCATTAATAAAGTTTGGGGGGGAGTCACCATTGCTAAGGGACTGAACATGTCAGAAAGGGGTGACTTGATAGCCTCTAAATGGCAGAGATTTAGGAACCCGGCTGCGGTTGGTGCGGATGCCACTAGGTTCGACCAGCATGTATCTGATCAGGCTTTGTCTTATGAGCACAGCATATATAATGCTTGGTTCAGGAGTAGGGAGCTCAGGCGCGTGCTTAGGATGCAGCTTGTCAATGTTGGTATTGGCAACTGCCCTGATGGTAGTCTAAGGTATGAGGTCAGAGGATGTAGGATGTCTGGAGATATGAACACATCCATGGGAAACTGCCTCCTTATGTGCGCCATGATGTATGCGTACTGCATGGAGGTGGGAGTAGATGCTGACCTGATCAATGATGGTGATGATTGCGTCTTATTTATGGAGACGGTTGACTTACCTAGATTCTCAATAGGCTTCCAGGGTTGGTTCCTAGAAATGGGGTTTGACATGAAAGTGGAGGATCCAGTCTTTGAGCTGGAGAAAGTAGTGTTCTGCCAGTCCCAACCAGTGCATGTGGGTGGAGGTCGGTACATCATGGTGCGCAATCCTAGCATGACCATGGCTAAGGATAGCGTGGCACTAGTGCCTTTCTCACACCCTCTTAGTGCAGCGGCTTGGCTGGGAGCGCTGAGTGATGCAGGGTGCGCCATGTATGGTGGTATCCCAGTGTTGCACTCATTTTACAAAATGCTTGGTCGATCTGGTATCCGATGCGCAAAATTAGAAAAGGAGTATGATTTCTGGTGGTACAAGACCAGGTCAAGAGATATGACCAGGCATGACTGCATCACCTTAAGTGAAACCAGATACTCGTTCTATATTGCTTTCGGGATATTACCGGATGAGCAGATTGAAATAGAACATTTGCTTGATCAAACCACGATAAACTCGTCGAAGCCCGCTCTCCCTATTCAATTACCCCAAGATGGCCCCGAAGAAATCAAAGAAATCCTCAGGTACGCCCGTGAGTCGGCAGCGTCGTGCTAGAATACCCAGACAGCTAAATGCTCGGTCTGGGCTGGATGGAGACGCCCTCAAGTACGCAGCTCTGCTTGATGATCCTTGTAACGCTCCTCTTGTTCATCCCACTTATTCTGGTAGCGAGGGTGGTTACCTTGCCCGGTTTGAGACCATTAACACCTATGGTATTGCAAGCGGAACTACCACCAGTGGGTTGATCCACTGGATCCCCGGGCAGATGTTGATATCTGGAGGGGTTAACGCTGGCACAATATACAATGAAGCAACAGGTCCTGGGGTGTCTAACACTATGGCCAGTGAAGTCCTGGCACAGACACCAGGTGGCACGTTTCTGAGTACAAATGCCAGCGCTTTCCGCTGTGTGGCTGCATGCATTACCATCTCTTGGCCAGGAACAGAACTGGCCCGGCAGGGCTATGTTGCTGTCGGCAACACATCAGGAGTGACGCTGAAAAGTGGTGTGTCCATCGCACCCGGTTCTGTGTTCCCGCTGTTGACTCACAGCGAAAGAGTCCCCATGAACAAGATCGAACTGAAATGGAGGCCTGGAGCCTTTGACGAGACGTTTAGTGATGCGTCTAGCTCACCCTCCGTTGCGGATCTGTCTCGTGCTGGGGCAATAACCGTCTACTACGTAGGACTACCAGCCGGCGGTGCTGGGCTATTAATAAAGAGAACCGCCGTCTACGAGTATATCCCGAACATTGCGCTTGGCCTTGCGACCGTGCCTTCATCCCGGTCTAAGAGTAATAACACACTGGACCAGGTTGTCAACTTCCTTGACAGCACTGGTGACTGGGTAACCAGGGCTGCAGGAAGTGTGTACAGGCTCACTAGCAGGGTGGCGCCGTTAGCAATAACGGCTGCCAAAGCGTTGCCAGCCCTAATGTTGTAGGGCCGTAATGTTCTAGGGCTTTATCGATCCAAACAGATTATAAAATATATATACTCTAAATAAATAGGAGTGGCTTTAAGAGAGCCTAAGCTGTGAAACAGCGACTGAGCCAGTGGGCGACTTGGCACCCAGCGAGTCGGGGTAGGGGTACCCTGGTGACCTGGAAGGCTTTGTTGAGACATTTGGAGTTGACGACTCCATAACAGCAAAGTATACCTACGTTGCAGCGAAATATCAGTCTAAGCACCACATTTCTGAGCTTGGTAGCTCGGGAGGGCATGGGGGTGCT